CTGATAAACCGGTGAAGGAACTCATCTCCGAAACCAACCGGGCCATTGACCATGCAGTTAAAAAAGGGATCGCAGATAATAAACCTTCAGCGAAAACCCTGGATAAGCTCGATAACGATGTCTTTGTGTTCTCTGCCTGTAAAACCCACATTCAACTCAAAGATGTAGGTGCCATGCTTACCAGTGAAGATACCATCACTCCCTGGAGCGAATTCCGAACCAAGGTACTGGAGATCCATAAGCTTTACAACGAAGATTACCTGCAGGCTGAATATGGCTTCGCGGTATCATCTGCCGAAATGGGAGCCAAATGGGATCAGTGGGAACAGGAAAGCGACCGGTATAACCTCCAGTACAGGACTGCCCAGGATGACCGAGTGAGGGTATCACACGCCGAGCTTGCAGGGATCACCCTGCCGGTGAGTGATCCTTTCTGGAATGATTATCTTCCTCCCAATGGCTGGAACTGCAGGTGTACCACCGTTCAGGTCAATACCGGGAAATATCCTGAGAGTAATTCCAAATCCAGCCAGGACAAAGGCGAACGGGCCACCACCGAAATCGACTCCAAAGGACACAACCGTGCCGCCATGTTCCGGTTTAACCCCGGCAAGCAGAAGGTCATATTTCCGCCGCACCATCCGTACTATAAAGTTTGGAAATCCATTGAAAACAAGATCGACTGATGGACACAGGATTCATTCATAATTTCATCACTGATCTGCGGGTGGAGCTGATGGAGGAGTTCGATCGCAACTTCGAACGGAAAGCTTTCTTTGATCATCCCTGGCCGCAGGCCAAGTATCCCAACAAACGGGGATCCCTGATGATGCGCACCGGCGCTTTGCGCCGAAGCCTACGGGCCAGTTCAAACGACCATTCCATCACTTTCTCATCATCGCTTCCTTACGCCTCTATTCACAATGAAGGCGGAGAGATAACCGTGACCGAAAAGATGAAGCGCTTCTTTTGGGCCATGTATTATAAGTCATCCGGAGCCGTTCAGAAAACTGCCAAAGGAGAGCCGCGTAATAATCAGCGCAATGCAAAGATGATGGCAGAGGCCGGGTTCTGGAAGGCAATGGCACTGAAGAAGGTCGGCAGCAAGATCACCATCGACCAGCGGCAGTTCATCGGCCATCACCGCCAGGTGGATCTATGTGTGGAAAGGATCTTTGATAAAACGATGCAGGAGCATCAGGACTTCATCATTCAACATCTCAAAAAATGAAAAAGCTTATCGCGGATATCAAGACCAGGCTTGCCGGGATCACGGCACTGAAATATATTGATGAAGATTGGGGTCAGCTTGACTATTACTCCCCGAATCAACCCACCATGTGGCCATGCGCGCTGATCGATCCCAGCCAGGTTACCTGGTCGAACCAGGGAGAGCATATCCAGATCGGCCTGGTGCAGGTATCCATCAGGGTGGCCGACCTTCGTCTGTCAAACAGCAGCGTGAATGCACCAGCAACGCAGAAGGCTGCCGCTGCCGGTATCCTTGACCTGATGTCAACCATTCATTCAAAACTTCACGGATGGACCGCCGACTCAGCCAATGGCCCCCTCACCAGGACACTCACCCGGCGCGTGAACCGGGAAGATGGAATCAGGGAGTATGAAATAGTTTTCTCCGTTCAGTTTATCGACACTTCAGCTGAGATCATTTATGATACAGTTGAAGCTGCTCCAAAGATCCATGTGAGCATAAAAAAACCCACCGGTTAGGATGGGTTTTTTGTTTTCCATGAGATTTTATCGAGTAAGTCTGATCAATTCATTTCTTGCTTTATTGCATCTCGCTGTAGCTCCTTCCTCAGAGAATTCAAATGTGGTTTGTTGGACAATATCCTTTTCCCAAATGTGATCAGTCCATTCAATTACCAAATAAGCAAGTTCATCCTTTTTTTTCTTTTTAATAGCAAAGGCAAATATTCCTACCATTAGCATTCGTGCGGCAGTAACACGACGCTCGATCGTTGAAGCATCTTCCATTGAAATGTTGGTAATCTTGTTTACCTGGATCATGCCAGCAAGATATGGCACTTTTGTTTTTTTCAATCCGTAGATTTCAATATTCCCATTATATACACGTATGTATGAAGCGAATAATGGCTTATCAATGTTTGGATGGCCATAAGTGTATTTCCCAGATTCAACAAGTTCCTTCAACTTAAAACCAAGTGCTTTCCTTTCACGAAAGTTTTTAAATACTTGTTTGATAGCTCTGTAAATGAAATAGATCATCGCTATAAACGAAAGCAAAACAAAAAGAACCATAATTACCGGTGAGTCCATAATGTGTGTGTTTTAATTGTGAATGATAAGTGACGTAAATATATGAATTATTTGGCTTGCGCCTTTTCCTGTTCAATTTTTAACTCTCTGGAGATTGGAGTGCCCAGATAATTGTACAATGTTTTGATGGATATGTGAAATTGCTTATGAATGAATTCCCGGTATACATAAGCGGTGCTTATACCATCCTTTTTCTCGCGGCAGTAAACTTCAACTACCTCCTGCATTTGCCTCAGCTTATTAATCCTGTTGTACGCCATAGATCAAAGGGTTTGTTGGTCAATTTCGTAAATGATCAGCTGCTTGATAGATTCCTCGTAAGGCCACTGCGTGAGGTTCATCTCCTGGAGCATGGCAAACATCGCCCATGCCTGGGCCATGTCGAGCGTGAGCTTCATTCCAGGTTTCATCAACAGGATCTTCTTGCGGATCTTGGATTCATAAATACCATAGATCAGGAAGTAAATTGCCTTACCGTCGATGCCACGCATATCCATGGTGGTAAGGTAGCTGCTCATGATCCGGCTCATGGCCACAACCCGGTCCTTGGTCAGGTGGATATCAACCTTGCGGATGGCCATGCCAACCCTCTGGGCATTCTCCTGTCGGACAATCCTTCCGTTGTAAGTCAGTTCGCCCATAATTCCGCAGTTAGATAGGTTTCAGCATACTTTTTGGCAGTACCCGGCAGAATGTTCGACTCATACTTTGGAATGAACCTGTAGGCCCTGTTCTGCTCTCCTTTGCTCATTTTATTCCACCTGGCCATGGTCTTCTTTTTGCTCGAACGGATCTTCTCATCATACCGGTTCCAGAACTGGTCGAAAGTTACATCCATTGTAACTTCGGTTATGGTAGCCGTTTCGCTCTTGAAGTTGTCGAGCTCGCGGATCTCCCTGGGCAGATGCTTGAGAATATAGACCTGCTGCTTTTCAGAAAGGTTGGCATGGATCTCGTATCGCTCCAGGAGGCCATTTTCGCTGAATACGAATTCAACATACCCGTCGAAGGCAAGCGATGTCAGATGGAATGTTCTCATAATTGTTGTGGTTGTGAGGTGAGTATTGAAGTGGCCATGTTTTCAAATTGAACAACCAGCCGCTGGAGCTCCTTGTATGAATAATCATTCAGAGATTTGTGAAGATATCCGTACTTGAGCATCCATCCATTGAGCCGGTCCCAATCCACCTGGTGTTTCTGCGCTGCATCGTTCCACTTCACCCACCCGATGTTATAACAGAGCGATAGGATCCTTCGGCGCTGCTGCTGCCCTTTGTAATCCACCCCCGATAGCGTTGCGCCGTGAGGCTTTTGAATTAGCTTCTGAAGGTGGGCAATCAGTTCATCCGCCTCCAGGTCGCTCAACTCGGAGCTGTTATCTGTTCGGCCATGCGTAACATCCATCACCAGGTCATGACGGTACTTCTCCGTCCCGGTGTCGTGGAACAGGCCATAAAGTCTGCGGTGTCTTCCAATGGTGTGGTTCATGATCAATCTTTTTTGAAAAACTCATAAAGTCTGCCTAACGCAGTTCCGATTATGGCTCCAACTGATCCGCAAATAATAATGATACCGCAGTCGATAATGAATATAATGATTTCCTTGATCATGGTGTGGTATATTAAATGGTTGAGTTTGCAATTTTTGATTCAAGATCCCTTGTTTTTATAGCCAGGTTAAGATGATTATTAACAGCAGTGTCAGTTCTTGATGAGCCATAACCTGCATGGCGCAATCTTTTGGCAACTCCTTTATGATGCTTTTCTCTCATTCTGAGGGTTTCTAATAAAAACCCAATTTCAGATTCATTCAAGTCTATTTTCATAATTCAGAAATTTTCAACTTCATCCTGGTGATCCCATCCACCGCCTGCAGGCATTTCTCTGTACTCGATAGCGACCTCATATTTATGCCGGGTTCCCACCAGATAACGTTCCATGTCAATCTTGAAGTGATCTACGTCGGACACATGCATTCCTTCGAACAAACTGAAGTTGGCCTTCCTTCCCTACAAATGAGTTATTTTAGTAATCTTAGGCATTTGGTTCTTCGTAAAGTTCGTTATCAGAAAAAATGGCCATCCCTGAAAGATTTGCCCCGCACGAAGGGCACCAGCGTTCAATGCCAGTTCCCCGGCACTCGCTGCACATGCGCATGGCTTCACCTGGTGCGAAGTTGATGGGATCATCATCATTCTCATCAAAGAACCCATCTTCACACCAGTTCATGCAGTCGCGGTGATGTACCGGTGTATGTCCACACTTTGGACAGTACAGATCATAGTCTATTTTGTATTCTTCGCACATTTTGAAAGAGCTTTTTTAAGTTTCCGGATTTTGATTTCTATCAATTTACATACGACCTTTCTTTTCTGCCCTTCGAGTTCCACAGATAGACTATGTTTAAGAAATTTGATCTCTTTCAAAATTTCCGGCTCTGATACCGGATTTAAATACTCAAGTGAACATCTGATATCATCCACATTCCCTCTATTTGTTATGCAATCCATGGTTTAGTCTTTTTCAAAGTGTTTCGGATCCCTTGCAACAATATCGTCGATCTTACGGTTGCAATCTTCACCGGTGATATACCAACCATTACCGAAATGCGACCATCCGCCATTGTACGTGGCCTTGACGATCTTGTAACATTGCCTTCTCTCATCCCATTGCGAACGTAGGACGTAGTAGCCCTTTCTTACCAACTCGCGGCGTGTATCTTTGTCCATATCACTCAACATCACATCCACAACCACCCTTATCCTCATCATGCCGTTTGCCAGGCGTAACATCATCTCTAGATACCAAGCGATTGCAGGCATTGCACCACCATCCTTCAGCATTCACCAGGAAGCGAAGTGCCATGGCCCCGGTTTGTACAGCTTCCATCTTCATGTTGCTGAAAGGCTTGTATTCGTACCTGTGCTGATTCGCAGCCTGAACGAGCTCTCCCGACTCTTCAGCAACAATTGCAGCTGCATGGATGAAGTCCATCGGCCATTCTTTGTGCATTTCACAGGCGCGTTCGTATTCAGAGAAGATCAAAAGCATGTTGTGCTTTACAATGTCCGGCATCGTCTGCAGCAATGCATCCAGTACCTGAGATGAAAATTTTGATTCAATCATGGTTTTGGTATTAGTCGTTAAATTCAGTGATTTCTTTCATTGCTTTGGGTGCATTCACATGCTTGCGACTGAGCATATCAGCCTGGTTTTTCAGTCGAGCTTCAAAGTTGTCCAGTTGCTCATTGGTTCCTGAAACTTGGGTAGATTTGCCGTTTACCAGGAAGATCCTGAAATTTTCACCTTTGGGACTTTTCGTGATCTTTTTGTGATGTGGGTGTTCTGGCAACCTTCCTCTCGGTTTTGCCTTCGTTTTTTCAGCACGAAAATGTGGATATTCAGGAGGTATCTCTGCAGGGATATCGGCAGCTACCAGTTCGGGCTCTTCAACCGTTACCTGTACCTTCTTTGGTTTGTGGATCTCAAACCAGTGTACCATGTAACAGCTTTTGCTGCAGGTAATGCTATTCTTACGCTTTGGTGTGAACAATTCCCCGCAGGTATGACAATGGATCTGCTTTTTCTCAGTCAAAACCGGATCAACCTTGGATTTTGACATTTTCGATGGCTTTATGATCCGTTCCATCGGCCTGATAGCGACATGATCCTCCAGGTTGTATTCGCCAACCGTTTCCCCTTGTTCGAAAGTCGGATTCTGAAAGTCCTGGGGATGGCTCACATGGGTGACCCTCCTTAATACCTCAGAGAATGGAGCGCGTTTCAATGCCTCAATGGCATTGTGCATATCCTCAAGGCTTCCTGTTATTGTCAATGTATATCTCATGGTACCCAAATTTTTGTAGCGCTGACAGGATTCGAACCTGCGGCCTGCGGGATATGAGCCCGCCGAGCTGACCCCTGCTCTACAGCGCACGGTTTTTAGATCGACGAGAAGTTCAGGTCGATCAATTGATACGTATTGGTAGCATCACGCTCCCATATCCTGAAGTACGTTTTAGATCCGGGCTTTCGGATCCCGTCTGTAAGGATGTTGATGGCCTCCTGGAACAGGGGGTGACTGATCTTGGTGCGGTACTTCATCAGCTGCATCACCTTCTTGCTGTCAATCTTTCCCCTGGAGGTTGAAAAGGCATCGGTAACCAGGTTCTTCACGAATTCGATCTTGGAGTCAATGTTTTCATCAAGGAAAGCATCCAGTTTCTCCTTCGAAGCCTTGATGGCCAGATCGTCGAAGTCGATCCGCTCGGAGATGCTCACCTCGATTTTGATCGACCGGTCGAAGTTGAACCAGGTGAAGTTCCCTTTGCCGTCCGGCTTCGCCTTGTACTCTTCCATGGCCTTGCGGTAAACGTCACCACAAAGCTTCTCCATGAGTTTCTTGAACTCATCGAGTTTGCAGCTCACCTCCTTGGCTCCGCGAAGCAGCTGGGCTGCATTGCGTTCTCTTAATCTCATTCCGTTGGTGATATATTCAACAGGAACATTGGAGCCGGATTCGTCAATCCATTTGCCGTCTTTTACTTTCTGATTCATTTGAAATGGTGTTTAAATGTGAATTAACTGTTGTTTTTTGATCTTATCTTCTGCAGGATCTGCTGACCGGCAATCTCGTAACTGGAATGGATCTTCTCATAAATGATTTCATCCGGAAACACATCAATGGATGAATGAAGCCGTACATACCGGTTCTGCAATTCCATCAGGATATCTTCCCGGCCCAGGTTTCCGGCATACTTGTACCAGAACGACTCGTCAATGAGCGACCACTGTTGTCTCCACCATCCCCAGAATAGCGGTTCCTTGAGCCAGATAGTTAGCCAATCCTCACTCATGTGCATGCCCTTCATGTAATCGACGGCCATATCGAATACCAGGGCATTCATCTGCGATTCCGTAAAAGCGGTAAGCCGCATTACCTTCTCGCGCATCGACGCGGCGCGGTTCAGGTTTACTGTTTTTATTGTCTCTTTAATCATTGTTGTTAGTTTTTGGATGTGTAAGCTTGAAAGCGCCTTCGTCCCAGATCACATAAGGCTCTCCGCCGCCATATCGCGACGCAGCAAATGCCTGGAACCCTTCAACCCATATTTTCACATTTGCGTCGAAGCGAATTGAACGGGCAACGCGGCCACTTGGCTGTGACCCCTCAGCGTGGCTTATCAGGATGAAGAGTTTGGAACGAAAGCGATCTTTCAGTGCCTTGTATTCGGAATAGTTCATCCCGGTGTACTGGATGGAGTCGACGATGATCACATCGGGGCTCTTCTTCTTCGATAACCGGTCTATGAGATCAGTCATCGGCTCTTTATCCAGCAGGATGAACCTGCGCGATACCTCCTGCATGTTGGTATCTTCGATGGCATTGCGCAGGGAAAGTGATACACCTTCCTCCAGGGAGTCATAGGCCACCCTTTTGCCGAAGGTAGTGAGGTACTTTGCCAACTGAAGCGCGAACCTGGTCTTTCCGTTACCAGGGTTACCCCATATCAGCCAGGTACCCGATGGTTCCGGGCACCCGATGGCCTCCAGCCATTCACCTGCAAAGTCCAGGCTATGGATGGAGGTCCGGTAAAGCTGCTGAATGGATATGGCGCGTTTACTCGACATTACATTTCAATTTTGCGAAGTTCATCCTGGATGCGGCGCAGACTGTAATCAGCCTTACGGATCATCTTCTGGATTTCGACATTGGCACCTTCCGGCATGTTGGCCTTGATGATCATGGCAGCATGGATCTCTTTGAACTGCTGAAGGTCGTTGGACGAATCAGGTGATGCCTTCTGGTACCGGCTTCCATACCTGCTGAAGATCTCGGTGTAACCTACTTTTTTATGATCAATGGA